AAGTAATCATGATTAAACCACAGCAAGCTGCGCCAATGGGCCGCAGTCACCGAGTAAGTTCAGACCGGGCTTGGCCGCTTCGCAATTCAGACGGCCTGACATTCGCAGAAGCCAAGCGCCTTAGAGAACAGGAGACAAGCAAATGAACGACAACGAAGACGACGACGCCGTTCCCGACCGATACACCGAACGGGCAGAAGCCACCTTGGCCTACCGCCTGATGGAGTATCTGGAGTTTCTTGGCGTGATAACTGACGAGCATGTCTGCTATCTGCGCTACCCGCCTATTGAATTAATCGAAGACGCCGAAAAAGCATTGAAGGATGAGACATGACAAGTGAAGAGTTTAAAGCAACACGTGAGAAGCTGAACATGACGCAGGGGCATCTCGCCCGCAAGATTGGGCTGTCCGAACGGTCTATAAGATACTATGAGCAAGGCGGTCGTTCAGTGCCCGCTCCAGTCTCTATCCTCTTAGAGACGTTTCTAAGGGGTCTGGAGCGTGCATAGCTACAATTGGGACCGTAACCTAGCAATCGCCCTATATGCCTCTCTATGGGCCGTATACGGGCTTATATGGCTATTTAAAGGATAAGACATGGCTGGACATATTAAACGACGCACCATTGCGTCAAACTTAGACAAGGTTGGTGAGACCGTGCTGCTGGAGAAGATTGCTTCCGGCATGACGATGGCTGGCCTTGCCCGTGAATTGAACATCAGCAACCTCTCGCTCTATCATTGGATACGCAAAGACCCAGACAGAGAGGAGCGATTCAAGCAGGCCCGGACAATCGCGGCGGACCAATGGGCGGATGAGTGCCTCGACATTGCCGACGCTTCGGACAACGTATCGGCCAACGCCGACAGGCTCAAGATCGAAACGCGCAAATGGCTGGCGGGTGTTGCTGCTCCGGAGAAGTTCCAAGCCAAGCCGACCGCAGCGGTCCAAGTCAACGTGAACCAACTTCATCTTGATGCACTGCGCCAGCTAAACTTGGCGTCATCAAACCATGACGCATCAAATCCACATGAAGCCATAGACCAAGAAGTCACCATCGACATCACGCCACCCAAGCAAGTCGGCTCTCATAACCTCGATGCGGACGACTTGCCGGGTGTTTTTGACGACGATTAACGGAAAACTGCCATCCGTGCATGGTTTGAAAAATCCGTGCACGGTTCGGGCCGGGTTTAGGGCCGGGTTTACCCACGCATTTCCGCCAATGTGCACGGAGTGCACGGTTTGTCGGCCCATTGGTTCCCATAAGTAAGTAACATTGTAATATGACCACTTCTAACACTGTTACTGTCGTGAGAGCGGATTAACTTTTTTAAACCGTGCACTTCCGGCACATCCTTAGATTTCAGCCATTTTATCTGGCCCTAAACCGTGCACCAACCCGGCCCGAACCATCTCAAACCGTGCACGGATTTGTCGAAAGCCATGATAGGTCCACATCGGACCTAAAATTAATACTTGACACACCGGAACAGTGTGCCTATACTGCAAACGCGGATCGAGAGGGCCAACCCTCCGACCGTTCTTAAAAGAAGGAGAATAATATGAGTGAATTTCCAAATGCTATCGACCACGACAGCCGCATTTGCTTTGGCATCGTATGGTTTGCCTCCGAAGCAGAGGCCGACGCCGCCCACAAATTTGTGCGGGAGCGCGGGGATTATTATAACGGCGGCTACATGCACGGGATGGCCTGCGGCCGCGATAGCAGCTACGATAAGCGCAACGAGGCTGGCGAAGTCACCGCCTACGCTGTGACCAAACGATAAAAAAGAGGGGGCGCTATGCCCCCTCAACTTTTTGTATCAGCCTATCAAGAAACCATCGGGCCTTTTTCAAGTCCTCTAATGGCTTCCCCTTCTTCTCATAGCGCCACAAATATTTTGTGACCGATCCTTTTAAATAACCGGCAAATGCCTCCGGACCCATCGACGCTTCGATCCCTTCGATGGCCTCGATGCCTCCGGTCTTATAATGCGGTGGGCTATTGACCACATCTACCCCATCGACCACATCGGCATTGAGTGCATCCCTAATCTCTTTGTATCGCATAAAATCATTCCCATACATTACTCGTCCCCTTCACCTGCTTTGAAGTTAATCTGAACGCCGAAGAAATCGTCGGACTGCTCATCAATCATGGCGTTGATGACCATATAGTCTTCATCGCCGATGAGAAGTTCAAGGCCACGGAACACACGCTTCGTTCGTGTCGCCCGATCCCTTGTGGGGTCATAGCCATGCGTCTTCATCTCTCCGTTAAACTTACGCTGCGACCAATCACGCCCCTTGCCTTCGTTGTTCTCCTTGCACCAGTCGCGGAAGTCGTTGAACGCCTCACCTGTAGTCATTTCATTGTCTACCCCGGCCACGCAGCGCTCACTGATCCAGCGGGCCAATGCGTCCTCGCCTGCGAGATACTCATCGGTAGCTTGGATTACTGCCTGCGGTGGGTTGAGACCCTGCTCCAGCCAAGCCTTCGCCCCTTCGATAACCCACGCCAAGATGGCTGGGTATTCTTCCTTCAGCTTGTCCGGCAAGTCCATGTCCTTGACGAGAGGCTTAGTCTCGAACGGGATGAGGTGCATACGCCGACGCATAGCGTCATCCACATTAGTTATCTCTGGCTTCGTATTGCCCGCGATAATCAACGTGAACTGCGGATTGAACTGAAACAAATCCTGCCGCATGAAGCGCGCACTGATCTTGTCCCCGCCAGTCAGCGCCTTGACCTTGGCCTCGTCCCACTTACGCGACGGATCAATCTCCTGCGCGTGAACGAGCCTTGCACCCATCAACGACGCCAACTCTGTGGGATGCCGCTGATTGTTCGACGCCAAGAAAACGTCCGCACTGGCCACGGTGGCATAATCGCCAAGGATATTGCCTATCGCTCCGAGGAACGTCCCTTTGCCATTGCCGCCGGACCCGTGAGCGAAGGCGAGCACATGCTCTTTGGTGCTACCCGTAGCCGAATAACCTGCCAACCTTTGAAGGTAAGAGATCATCTCAGCATCACCGTTGCACGCCTCATTGAGGAACGCCTGCCATTGCGGGGCTGGCTTGCTGAAGTCCGCCTCGACCGAGGTGCATTTTGTGCACATGCGAGAACGGTCGTGCGCGAACAAGACCCCCGTCTTCAGGTCCACCATGCCCGACCGGGTGTTGAGGATATAGATGTCCGCGTCTAGCTGCTCGGTGGTGGCCTGCATCGACGGCTCGACTGCCGCCAGCTTCGCCACGTTTGCAATCACATTATACGACGCCACACGCTGCGCGATCCGCTCACCCTTTTGCGGGCTGTCTATCTTTTCCAAGGCTTCGGCGGATGCGTTTGCACAAACCTTACGGACAATGGACAGATGCTTCTTTGCCACGTCCGCCGCCCACTTGTTCCCGTCCCATGCGACCCAGCCCATGCCGCCCACAACGTATCGGATATCCGAAACGTGTAGCCGAGCAACGCGCTGCGCCAATGCAATGTCGCTATACTCAACCGGCGTTTCACCCGCTGAGGCCACTATGCCGAAGTCTTCGTCGCTGAAGTCCGTCACATCGAACTCGTCAACCTCGCGTTTGTAGCCAAAGGCTACAGCCTTACCGGCCAGCCAGTCCCAGCCCAACTCATAGGGCGGGTGCATACGACCGAAGTCCGCTTCGATAGTATCGAGCGAGTTCACCCCGTCTTCCCAACGCTCGGCCCAGCCTGCGAATATCTCGAACGCATCCGCCTCATGGTCCGGGCCACACGCTGCCTTGATAGCGTAGCCCATGCGAATATAGTCATCGCGGTCGGGGAAGTGTTCGGTCTTGTTCGGGATAGCAGTCACCGCAGCAGCCACATGGACAACACTTGGCGCGGTAAGCGAGGCTTGATCGACGGACTGCCGCTCGACTGCCTTCTGTGCGGTCTTGTCCGCGTGGATAATCTGGCAGCCCATCATCTCCAACGTCTCCGTCAGGTCAGCAAAGAACTGCTCAATCTTTTCCCGCGTGACCAGCTTCAACCCAGCCGGGCCACGTGTCTCCAAGTCTACATCGAGACTGTATGGCTCCTTAGTGATAGGGTGAATACCGCCGATGACGTATTGCTGCCCGTCCCCTAGAAACTCTACAAGCTGCTCGACGCCCCGGTCATCCCGGAACCGCACCTGCATACGGCCAATCTTTTCCTCGGCGCGATACATGAACAGGCGCTTGGGGAAACGACCGATTCGCATCGGGGCCTTGCCCAATGCCTTCACCGCCATATCGCCAATGACCCTAGCCAGCCCCTCGTTGACAACATCAATGTCAACCGCAGGGTATTTGCTTGCCTTCAAGCCGATATTAGCATGGCTGCGGTCCCACCGCTCCACGTCATTAGGCGTAGGCACATAGTCCTGCCAGCCGTAGCCGCCCCATGTGCCCTGCGCATTCTGCCGACCGGGTGCTTTGCCTGCCTGATCCGCTTGGATTTTAGACATGGCTGACAACTCAGCGTTCGGCGGGATAACGGACACGAGATCGGTGAACCCGATCTCATACAGTGTCTTGAATTTCATCAGTGCAATTCCCTCTTTTCAATTTGGTCCCGTCTCTGCATCAGCATATCTACCGCCGCGTCGATGGCGTAGACTGCAAACTCAGGTTCGGCTTCGTCTAATATCTTATACGCAGCGGTTGTTATTATTACGCCGCGTTCGAAGTCTTCTTCAAAACCGATGATGAATACTGGAACAAAGTCCACTTTTTGTTCATCATCGGTCCATCTTACTTTGTCCATAACATGTCCCCTTATGTATCGGGTCGGCCAGTGTAAGACGCTTTGTTGTCCGCATGGATTTGCTCCCTGCTTCTGCCAGCCAGAAGCGACTGGACATATACGAGAAGATCGTAAGCATCAATGATGCCTTCGATTTTTATTTTGTTGCCGTCCCGGCTAGTGTAGCCACGTGTGTTGTTGTCGATCCACTCGGCCAGTTGTGCTGCTAATACCTGTTTCATTTGCTTTGCTCCTTTAAAACCTAATCTCGTCGTCGCCCCAATCGTAAATATCCCAGCCGAAATTATCGAACAGGAATTGGCGCAGGGTCATTTGCTTTGCTTTCCGTTATCAAAGTCAACACCTCGCACCTTAACCGACCTCAAATAGATGTTGAGTGGCCCAAGTTTCTCCCATATCCGCTTTGCCTCGTCGTGTCGTCGTCTGCGTCGGAAGTATTCAGCTTGGTCTAATAGCGCGAAAGAACGACGGCTCAATGAATGCCATGTATTTAGGTCAATCCATTCCTCCGTCAGAGCGAAGCGTCCATGCTTTGCATCTTTATCCATCATTGCCCCTTCTCCCGTATCTCCAGCCCACGGGCATCTAGTGCGGCGCGGGCCTTGCTGCCTCCGTCAATCTCGGCGGGGCTTGGGTTTGGTCGCCCACTCATATACATACCGCAAGACTTCCAGCTATTCTCACGCGCATAGAATGCCAACGCTCCTCTCAGATGCTCTATGCGTTCGGCATCCACTTGGTGTTGGTCATCTTTCCCTTGGCGATACCAGTAGTCTCGCAACCGCTCAATTTCCGCCGCTTGGGCTTCGATGCGGTCGGCAGCTTCATCCATCGCAACGCGGTTCATCGCTGGAGCATCATGTTCTATCGGTCGGGTTGAAAAGCGTTTTAGCCGCTCCACCAGCGCCTTGTCGTGTTCTGTCATTTCAAATGCTCCCCTTCTTCAATCCGATCCGCCAACCAACGTGTGTTGCGTTCGAACATATTTATCTTTGGCGAACGAAGCCACGCAAGAAGGGCGTCCTTCTCGTGCACACCCGGCGTTTTTTCTACCGTGGCTTTCTCTTCAGTAGTTTTTGTAGGACGTGTCATTATATTAACTCCTTGATTGTAAACCCTTTTGACTGAGCATAGGCGATGAGGTCGTCGATCCACATGATGCCTTTCCCAGAAACAAAATACTGATTGACGCCCCGGAAGGGTACGTTCTTAACGTCGCCCCATGTGTGGGCCGACTGCTCGTACATCCGTATATCCGCACGATGGACCGACGGGTGCGTGCGGCGCAGGAAGTTAGCTGCTTCAGTCGCAATCAATTTCGTGTGGCTGGAGAACTCCCGCCGGGCGACTGTCTGCTCTACTTCTGTATCGGCTGGGACGAACTTAGTTACCTCGGCGTATCGTTCCGTCTTCGATACAGCGACGGTTCCCGTCTCTTTAAGCCAACCCTTAATCGTTCTGCGGTCACTGCCGTATAGACGCATAAGTTGAGCGCATGTCATGGTCGGGGCCATCGTGCAGAAGTTATCCGGAACCGACCGCTTTCTTCCGCTTGAACTGACAACGATCTCCGTAAGTTTAAGTTCGTCCATCCAACGAACGACCACCGACCTAATCCGGCCATAATGTTTAACGAGTTGCGACACATTCATAGTACGGGCCAACTCCCGTAAGTCCTCCGGCGGTGGTGATTTGTGCGAAACGAACTCCCGCTTCAGCCCTATCTTTCTACGCCGCGTATCAACGGCGTCGGCAGAACGGCCAAGCACTTCCCCAATCTGCGCGTATGTCAGATTCTTATGGTAAAGTTCTGTGAGTGTAGCGTCCTCTTCAGCGCGCCACGGCATAAAACTGTTAGACATAAACTCCCTCATTTGTTGATGCCCTTCTTGGGTGGCACAGTTTCAATATCGAACGCAAGAACTTTTTTTTGTTGACGACACTATGCTGTTTGTGCCAGCTATACGGAAAGCAAACGTGACACCGACGAAAAAGAGGGAAAGACTATGATAGTATCATGCGACTTCGAGACGCGCAGCGCCGTTGATTTGCGGAAGACGGGTGTTTATAAGTATGCCGCTGATCCATCGACCGACATTTGGTGTTTAGCGTACAAAGCCCCGTGGTCTGACGACGTGCAGGTATGGCAGCCGGGCGATGCGGTAGATACCCATCTCGAAGATTGGATCAGGGCAGGCGGATTGTTGTCTGCTTGGAATGCAAATTTTGAACGGGTAATCTGGAACGAGATCATGGTTGGCCGCTATCAATGGCCAGCCACCAAGATTAAGCAGTGGCGCTGCACGATGGCGCAGGCCAGCGCGATGGGACTACCTCGTGCACTGGGCCAAGCGGCTGCCGTCCTTGGTGTCGAAGAACAGAAGGATAAGACCGGCGCGGCCCTTATGCTCCGGATGGCACGGCCACGTAAGGTGAACGCCGACGGCAGCTACACATGGTGGAACACGAAGGATAAGATTGAACAGCTTGTCGCTTATTGCCGACAGGACGTGCGAACCGAACTGTCGGTAGCTGAGACACTGAACGCAATGCCTGACAGTGAGCGCCGTCTCTATCAACTCGACCAACGCATCAACGACCGTGGCGTTAAAGTTGACATCGACCTCATCGAACGGGTTAGCAAACTTGCTAATGATGCGTCGGAAAACATTGACGCAGAGATGAAGCGCCTTACGAACGGTCAAGTCAAAGCAGCAACGAACGCAATGGACTTAACTGCGTGGCTTCGTGGCTATGAGTTAAACGTCAACTCCGTGGACAAGCAGACCGTGACGCGGATGCTGGCTATGGACGGACTGCACCCCATCATCAAGCAAGTGCTGAAGCTACGCCAAGACGGCGCGAAGTCCAGCACCGCTAAGTATGACGCGATGGTCAACGCAGCCAACGCCGATGACCGTATGCGCGGCCTTCTCATGTATCACGGCGCGGCAACGGGCCGGTGGTCTGGGCGCTTGGTGCAGCCGCAGAACTTCCCGCGTCCGCAAAAGAAACAAGACGAGTTGGACGAAATCATTGCCAAACTCAAAGCGGATAAGGATGTGTCGGAGCATGGGGCCGGAACGGTTCTGGCGTCCGACCTATTACGTTCGATGCTGATAGCCGAGGATGGCCATCGGCTTATGTTCGCCGACTATTCAGCGATTGAAGCCCGCGTTCTTGCGTGGGTAGCGGGGCAGAGCGATCTCGTTGAGACGTTCCGAAAGGGGGGAGACGTGTATAAAGAAATGGCATCGGCCATCTACAACGTGGACGTGGATAGCGTCACTGACGGACAACGGCAGGTTGGTAAGATGGCAATCTTGGGTTGCGGCTATGGCATGGGCGGCAAACGCTTCGCCGAGCAGTGCGCCACGATGGGTATCAAGGTAGACGAGGACGAAGCTAAGCGCATCGTGGCTGTCTACCGTGAAAAGAACCACAGGATCGCGCAGTACTGGCGAGATGTTGAGCAAGACTTTGTAGATATGGTGAAGGGGGCAGGCCGTGTTGGGACGGTTCCGCTTCCCCTACCTAGCGGGCGGTCGCTTACGTACCACAATCCGCGCATCATTCAGCGTGAAACCCCTTGGGGAGCGATGAGAGATACAGCGCAAGTCGATACGTTGAATAGTGTGACGCGACAGTGGGTGTCTCAGATTATCTGGGGTGGCCTGCTGACGGAGAACGTGGTGCAAGCGACCGCCCGTGACATAATGGCCACTGCCATGATGGCATTGGAAGTTAAGGGCTACAATGTCATCCTGTCCGTACACGATGAAATCATTAGCGAAGTGCCAGATGGTTTTGGTTCGCTTGACGAAATGATTGACATCATGACACAAGTTCCGGCATGGGCGCAAGGCTGCCCGATCAACGCCGAGGGCAAAGAAGGAAAGAGGTATCGGAAATGACAGCACACGCAAAGTTTGGCGCGTCAAATGCCAAGCGCCGCATCAACTGCCCCGGCTCACTCGCAGCCGAGGCTCCGTTCCCTAACGAGAGTTCACCCTACGCCGAACTTGGTACAGCTGCGCATGAACTCGGTGAGTTCTGCTTAGTCAATGGACATGAAGATGCCTTCGCCTTCATTGGCCAAGAGCATAACGGCCACAAGGTTGACGACAACATGGCCCGTGCGGTGCAGGTTTACATCGACCACATCCGCGAGACGGCTGCGTTGGA